CGCTGAAATTACAGGTCAGGCAGAAGCAACATCTATAAGACCGACAATAATTGCGCCTACTGGCACAGCTGGACAATATGTATTTGCAGATAATTTTATGTGCAAAAAACTTGATTTATCAACATTGATTGACGCTATAGACACAAAAGTAAGCGGCGTTTCAGTTGAAACAAAAATTGTATTTACCAAAGGATACCAGGCTGGCATAGTTGTTTCGCTTGACAGCAAAACAGATCCCAAAAACTTTATTGTAGCCTATATCAGGATTACCGGCTCAACATATAAGCTGCTGATTGATAAGTACATAGACGGAAATAGAAGCAATCTTGCAACTACAAATATTACGTATGTTAGCGGATATAAATTAAAAGTTACAACATCAGAAGGCACTATAAAAGCGTATTATAATGACGTGCAAGTTGGTACGGATTTAGTTGCAAAAGATATCTCAATTATTTATAACACCATCCATGGACTATTTAATACAAGTCCGCTCAATACATTCAGTGGCACTGTAATTACAGAAATTGCACCTTCCACAGCTACTAAACTAATGGTATTTGCCTTGGCCTCAGACGATCACATTGGATATGAATCTTGGTTAGAAGGCGAATTATCAGCAATGTTTAGCACAATGGACTTATTTGAAGATGTTGACTTTCTTATAGAACCTGGTGATACATTGGATTCCGGATATGATTCCACACCAGAACTGCAAGCGGCTCAATACGCTCAATATGTTGCGGCATCAGCGGCGTTTACTAAGCCAATTTATGCATACAGAGGCAATCATGACGTAGACGTTGACCAATTTTTAAGTCATGGAGTCATTGAGGTTAACGGAGTAAGGCTGATATTTTTCCATGCTGACTATGTCGGGCTTGCTGAACCGCCTGACTACACCAATACAGGAGATGTATCGACTGCT